GGGCATCAAGTCGGCGCAACTCTGCTTGCGCTTCAGCTCCCCATATCGCAAACACCTCTCTGGGCATCGTGACGCGGTATTCATCTGCAAGTTTGGCTGCATCACTCAGCAGCGCGGCTTGTGGTGTGGTGGTCACGGGGTGTCCTTTACGCAAAAAGTGCAGCAAGAATGATCAGGACGGCGGCTATCACAAGCAGCCAGCCTGACATTGGCATGTCTTCGTCAAGTGGTCCGGGATACATAAGATCTCCTATTCCCGTGTGCGCCAATGAGCAGAAAACGGCCGAATGGTCTTGATATGCACGCCATGGTGATCTGCCGTCAGTTCCTGTGAACCACCAAAGCGTGCATACAGGTCGTCGGCAATGTCTTCGTGCAATCCTTGGACGATTGAATCGACACAATCAGTAATGGCTTCGGCCTTGATCGTGTTGCCGGTATGGATGACCAGCGAGTAGGTGATCCGCGCACCATTGACGGGGCACTTCACATGGAACTGTGTCGTGTATATGTTCATGCAAAAACATCCTCTTGGATTGGTACTGGCACCCAGTGGCTGGCCGATGGGTGCATCTCGATTCGATCTGCAATCACCGCAGCTCGTTGGCTGGCTGTTGCTGGTGTGTAGATGCCGAACCGATCAAGTGCGCCGTTGTTCACTGCGGCGTTGGTGCTGTCCGCGCTGGTCAATGGCAGCTTGGTGAAAATGGCGGGGTCCAGCATCCGAAGGCCGTGCAGCCGCGCCATCGGTCTGCCGTATTTGTCGCAGATCGCGTTCATGGCCTCGGACATGCGGCCCCACCACGAAGCTGTGCCAGGCGTGGCCCATCGCCCAGATGACCCAAGCGCAACGGTAGGCCACTCGCCGCAAAGCCTTTGCAGCCTGCCGATGCTTTCGTGCATGTGCCACACGGGCACGCCACGGATGTGATGCGGCCACCGATACAGCAGGGCATCGTTTGCGTCTTCGTCGCCGTCGATCACATCAGGGATCAATGCCCAGTCAAAACACGGGTGACGGTGCCATTCGTCGCACCAGTCGATGTAGCCCTTTACATCCAGTTCGCCGCCTTGCTTCCAGACTGTGAACGCGCCATTGTCAAAAACAAAGGACTGGCAGCACTCGGCCACAGCGCCCATGTCATCGCGGCGCGGGAATGGGACAAGCGCGCACCGGCCGGAGAGAAACCGGGCTGTGTCTTGGCGTGGTCCGCCGATAGGTGTTCCGTGATAGCAGCGCATCACTCCTGCCTCCCGCTGGCTGCGATGGCTGCGTCGACCATCTTGTCAGTCGCGTACCCTATGTTAATGATTGGCGACTCTGGGCTATCCCGCAGCCACCGATAACGAGCCGCATCCTTCCGCAGCACATCAGCGCCAGCGGCGGGCTGTGTGTAGAGCACGCGCACATTGGCCGCACCGTATCGCACGTTGTAGTCATAGCTGCTTTTTTGCTGGTCAATCCATGACCCATCAGCATTTTGATACTGGTACACCACCTCACCCGCACCCTGCGCGGCCTCCGCTTCCAGCCCTTCGATCACGCCGCCAAGCTGGGCAACGCGGTCGTTGTACTGCTGGCATTTTTCGAGATACAGGCGGTGCCAGTGTTCCGCTGGCTCACCCTGCGCGGCCTGGGCTGGCTGGGTGGCGCTGAGGGCTGCGCGGGCCGGATACGTCGCATTGAGTGCCTGTAGTGCAATCACCTGCGCATCAGCGAGCGATGCCGCCTCGTATTGGATGTTGCGCAACGCATCGCGCAGTGTCAGTGTGTCGTGCTGGCTCATGCTTCTATTCCTTGCAGCGTTCTGGCGATCTTTGAGAAGTAGGCGGACAGTTCCTGGGCATCCTTGACGCTCATGAAAAGGTAGACATCGGATGGTGGGGTGTATTGCTCATCCCCACCGCCACTGCTTGGTTGACTGATACGGACTCCCGCCCTTGGTGTGTAATGCTTGGGTGGGTTTGCGATCAGGCTTTCTGTGTGCACAAGGCAGCGGCCTGCATAAATTGGGTTCTGGCTCATCACTGTCCTTTCTGATCTGCATTGGGTGGGGTTGGAGCGGCGGGCTGTGTGTAGAGCACGCTCACCTTCTCCAGCTCTGCCCGCAGTTGGTCGCGCTCTGCTTCAAGCTCTGAAATGCGGCGCCTCGATGCCAGCGCATTGATGTGCAAAGCGTTGTGCTTGTCCATCAGGCGTTGATAGTCGGCCTCAATCGCTGGAATGCGGCGCAGGAGGGCGGCGGCTTCTGCGAACTTCTGGCAGATATACGCGCCTGATTGCAGATGGATCAGCGCTGCGCCTTCTGATGCAAGCTGCGTCAAATCATCTGCAAGGCGCACTGCCTCGGGGGTGTCAGTCATCTCTCATCCTCAATAGTTGAGCCACCACCACAACAGCCAACTTCTAACTACGGCTGGTGGCGGCTCGAAATGGTTACGTGTGCTGCGCCTGAAGTTGGTTCAGTTGCTTGATGCGTTCAATTGCTGCCTCGATGGCTTCAATCTCTACGCCGTCAACGCTGGCCCCGTTCTGAAGCCTTACGCACGCATCACGCAGTTCATGCAAAGCATCGGCGCGGGCATTGCGTATTGCGCTCAACCGGCCTAGCTTTGACATAGCCTGGTCGTTTGTTAGGTCAGGAATAGGGCGCAGCATGGTCAGAATGGGATGTCTTGGTCTTGGGTCCAGTCGTCGCCAGTTGAATGACTTGTCGTTCTGGCTTGTGATGTCGATGCCTTGCGCTTGTCATAGACGGGGCGAGCCATCAGCGCATCCAGCATCTTTTCCAGGCGCTCTGGCTTTGTCTTCTGGTCAAGGACTTCGGTAGCCGTCAACTCGGTGTCGTGCTGAAAGACGGCGAAGATGGCTACACGGTCGCGGTCCTTGCCTTGGTCGTCTGTTTCGATCTCCTTGCGCAGTAGGAAGCCGATACGCTTGCCCATCAACTCTGGATAGCCACGTCCTTGAACTTTGGCGCGGGACTTGGCTTCCTTGTCGTACTTCTCAAAGTTGATCGAACCCTCCTTGACTTCTCGAACCTTCAAGCAAGCCAAGATGGCGTTGACTGTCTTGAGCGATGACAGAGCCTCGCCGTCCGACTTGTGGGTGTACAGATCAAGGTAGTCGGCGGTTGCGCCGTCATCAGCCTTGAACGACAGGCCAAGGCCCTTGGTTCCGCGTGTGGAAACGATGGCTTCAGCGCGTGTGATCGTGCCGATGTACTTGCCAGTCTCACGAATGGAAGACGAGATGGAATCGGCGGCTTTGGCCTGCTTGGTATCGAGCGTGTACATGGTTTCCTTTCAGTTCAAAAGTCAGGTGTTCTCGGTCAATCCGTAGAACTCGGTGATGGCCTTGTCAACCTCGGCCAAATCGTTGGGAATGGTTTCGGCTTCAAACAAGCCAAGCGGGCTTTTCACCGTGTCGTTGCCGTTGTTCCGTGTGCGGAACAGGTATTGGTCATTGATCACGGTTGTTCGCAGGACGATGGTCACAAGACCTTCCATGACAATCTTTTCATCCAGCAATTTGCCGATTGTCTTGATCTTGGTTTTACCGAACTCGTCAGTGCTGGTGTGGCTCAACAGATAGACGCGCTTGTGATCGGCCAATGAGGCAGCAGCAGTCAAGATGTCCCACGCATGGCGGGCAATCTCGTTGTACTTGGCGAAAGCTGCATTGCCCACTTCAACGTCTGTGACTCGGCGCATGAACTCGTTAGCCATGACATACTGAAAGTCATCAATCACGATCACGTCTTTTGTTGTGCGCCGCATGGCAGCAACAACCGTTTCGCTGTTGTCGCTGACGAAGATGGAGCCAGCAGGGTTGTCCTTGGTGGCCAGCTTCCAGTCCTTAGAACGGAATGGAAGGGGCTTCTTGACTGCCTGGATCAGCAGTGTGTTTGCCGGGTCCAGATTGCGCAGGCTTGTTGTCTTGCCTGTACCCGATTCGCCGATGATCATTGCTGCAATTGACATTCTCAGTTCCTTCAAAATTTGGCAGTTCGTTCAACTCGTTTTGCTCTATTTCGTCCCAGAGCCAGGACTTTGTTTTGCTCATGAATGACTCGCTGCAACAGCCAGGATCAGCGCAAACACGCCGAGAGAGCACACGACGCAGATAACGGCCTCTCGCAATGTCATGGATTGCGGCGATTCAGGCATCACATGCGGTTCCAGTTCATGGACTCGGCGAAGGTGAACGACGTTGTTCATTGCGTCACCTCGCTCTGGGCAGTCTCGACCTTGTTGGCACTCTCCACTTCGATCACAGCAGGACATGGCGACTCCTTCAGATGTTTGACGCCCCATTCAGCCATGTCATCCATGGCGGCGAATTGCTCTAGCTCTGTCATGCACATGTCAGGCTCCTTCGGCTTTGATAATGGCGCGTGCTTCTTCGATCAAGGGGTCGCCGGTGAGGGGCCCGCCATGCGCATCGTCGTGCCAGCCGTCAGCCTCCTTGA